CGAACTAAGAAGATGTTATTACGAGTGATTGCTGGTGATTTTGGAAATTTTGATGGATCATTGGTTGCTCAAGTTCTTTGGGCCATATTTTGGGATATATTTGTACCGTGGTTAAATCAGTTTACTGATTTTACTACTGAAGAAGGTATGAAAACTCTTAAAATATGTTTGGGATTATGGTCACATTTGGTGCATTCTGTCCATATTTATGGAGATAATGTTTATATGTGGACACATTCCCAACCTTCAGGAAATCCTTTCACTGTTATTATTAATTGTTTATATAATTCTATAATTATGCGTGTTGCGTGGATTCGAATTATGAAACGTGACAATCCAAGGATGGCATCAATGAAATGGTTTCGCAAAATGGTCGCAATGATAACTTATGGTGATGATAATGAATTAAATATTTCAGAAGAAATAATTGAGACATATAATCAAGAAACTATAAGTGCCATTATGACTGAAATGAAACATGAATACACTGATGAAGCTAAGTCTGGGAAAATGGTTAAGTATCGCACTTTGGAAGAAACTTTCTTTCTTAAGCGCGGTTTTCGTTTTTGTCCGGAATTGCAACGTACAGTGGCTCCACTGAAAATTGAAGTCATTTATGAGATGCTTAATTGGACTAGAAATACAATAGATCCTAATGTAATTTTAATGTCTAATATAGAAACTGCTTTTCGTGAAATTGTTTATCATGGTCGTGAGGAATATGATAAACTTAAGAGTGGTATCACGAAAATACAGGATGATTTACCATCTATACCACAAATCCTCACATATGAAGCTTATCTGCATGATATTAGATATCTTGCTGATGACCTTTATGATTGGTAAGCTAAGATGTGATCTTGCTTTCTTATACAAAATTTAGAGGTTAATTAAGAAGAAAGTAATGCTATTTTAGTATTTAGGTTAGTTATTTAACTTTACGTCCCAGGATGCCTAGTGGCAGCCCCACAATATCCAGGGAACCCTCTATGCGACGATGTTGATTAGGTAGTCGATTCGTCAAAGAAATTTACCTGCTAACTTTCAAAATTCAAATATTGTTGACGAGGATCGTGAGCTTACTTCCGAGCAGAGGGAGATTGTTCATTTTACTAGTGAAGGAGTCATTCCTTCTACTAGCGCGGTCCCTGATATCATTAACCTGTCTACAGATTATCTCGCTATGACGACTCGTGAGGATCGTATTCATACGATTATCGACTTTTTACAGCGACCCGTAATTGTACAGACTGGTTTATGGTCTTCTGCTTCTCCAACTGAAACTCAGTTGTACACTGCAAATTTTCCTGAATCTCTTATTTCTAATTCTATGTATCAACAGAAGTTGACTGGTTTTGTTGGATTGCGTGCTACTTTGGTGATCAAAGTGCAAGTCAATTCTCAACCCTTTCAACAAGGACGTTTGATGCTTCAATATTTTCCTTATGCTCAGTACATGCCAAATCGTGTTGCTCTTGTTAATTCTACATTACAAGGGCGATCTGGTTGTCCGCGTACTGATTTGGACTTGAGTGTGGGTACTGAAATTGAAATGCGTATTCCATACGTGTCTCCTCATGTGTATTATAACTTAATTACTGGTCAGGGATCGTTCGGTGCTATATATTTAGTTGTATATAGTCAATTGAGAGATCAAGTGACTGGTACTGGTTCAGTTGAATACACTGTTTGGGCACATCTTGAAGATGTAGATATTCAATATCCTACTGGTGCTAACCTTTTTACTGGTAGTGCACCAAATTTGATTAGCGAAGCTCAGAAAATTGCATCCGGCAATTTTACACAACATGATTTGCGTAAAATGTGGGATACTAAATCTTATGAGCGCAAACCTGATAAAATTTTTGCTCAGGTTGCTTCTGAATTGACACAACTTAAGAATACTG